GAGCACAGACGCCTCGGCCGCCAAGTCGCCGCCGCCGACGCTCGCGCCGCGCTCGCCGCCCTCGTCGACAACGCACCCGCCGCCCTCCCAAGCGATCACGCCCGCGCAGGCTATCGCGCGCAGATGACCTTCATGCTGCAGCTCTTCTCACGCGCGCATAGGTTGTCCCGCTTGCTCGCCGACACGCCGGCCGCGCCGCCGCGCGATTGATGCGGCCGATCCGAGCGAAACCCGTGCGATGCGCCGCAAGTCATTGATGAGACACGGTTCCCACTCCCGCGGCGAGGACATCCGGGGAGAACCGGCCCAGGGCGGGGACCTCGTGAGATTTCGACCGACCCCCTTTCGGACCGCGGCCGCACGGGAAAGTGTTTGCGAAATGAGCGATGAGCCGCCGGTGCAGGAGTGCTGCGGCGGTCGGCACTGGTTCCTGGAGGGGTGCAATGGACCGGCTAATGCGGCGGGTGATCGCGGAGAACGAGCGTCTGCTGGCGCTGGTGGGGGACGAGAAGAGCCGGGCGCTGTGGCGGGCGTTTCAGTGGGCGGCGGGCCTGGACCGCTTGCCGCGACGGCGACGGCGGACGAGATCGAGAAGGCGCTCAAGTTCTACCGAGCGCACAAGCTGAGGGCGCGGGACCGGCAGAGGCAGAAACGGGCCGACCACAAGGGGTAGCGGGTCCGGGGCTGGACGGGCGCTATGGGTTGGGTGTATGGTGCCTCTCCGCGGCTAGAGCGCTCCGTCGCTCGTCGGGTCATGCCGGGCCGCACCATGCACTCGGGGGTGCGCCATGCTCGACTGGTCGGTGGTCAACGGACAGGTCCGCCACGTGCTGACGGCGGCGGCCGGCGCGCTGGTGGCCGATGGGGTGATCACCAATTCGGATGCTCAGATCGGCGTCGCGATCCTGATGTTCGTGGTCGGCGCGGCGTGGTCTTGGCTCAACAAGGTTCTGCACCGCGACGCGCTGGAGCGCGCGGGCCGGAGGATGGCATGAGCACGCTGGGCGACATTGCGACGGTGGTGGCGAGCGACGGCTTCGGGCAGCTTGCCCCGGTGATCACGGCGGCTCTGGCCGACATCCAGGCGAACCCGGCGGTGTGGACGAGCCCGGTGACGGCGCCGCTCAAGCTGGTGAAGCTGCAGGCCGATCTCGCCGCGGCGCTGCCGTCGGCGCAGAACGTGTCGGTGGCCGACGCGGCCGCGGCGGTGTCGGGGCTGTGGTCGAAGCTGCTCTCGGACCTGGCCGCCAAGGCGGCGAAGGCGAAGGCCGATCTGGCGGCGCCGGTGGCGACCTCCGGCTTCATGGCGCCGGCCGCGGGCTGAGCCCCGTGAACTGGGTCTGGACCGGCTGGCTCGGCTTCTTCATCGCGAGCTTCGCGGTCTTCGAAACCTGGGCGCTGCGCACCGGCCGAACGACCCTCTCGCGCTACACCTGGAACGCCTCGCAGGCATGGCCGCCGCTGCCCTTCGTGCTCGGGCTGATCGCCGGCGGTCTCGCCGTGCATTTCTGGTGGCATTGGTGCCCGCCCGGCAGCTTGAGCAGCGGCTGATGGCGGTCGACACCAAGCGCTTCGCGAGCAGCAACCTCGCCTTCGGCCGCTACGACGACGAGACGCAGCGGCTCGAGATCACGTTCCAGTCGGGCGACGTCTACGAGTACCAGAACGTGCCGCAGGGGATTTGGGCCGGGCTGATCGCGGCGAGCTCGCCGGGCTCGTATTTCCATCGGCAGGTGCGCAGCAGATTCGGCGGGACGCCCGTCTGATGCGCCGGCTGCCGGTCATCGAGGTGCGCGACGATCTGGTGATCTGCGGCGGGGTGCACCCGACCGCGGCGCTGCACGCGGATCACGAGAAGCCGAGCCCCGCCGTGGCCGAGACGCACCAGCTGTTGCGCCCGGTGTTCCATCTCGGCGAGCTGGTGATCGCCGGCGGCTTGCCGGTATGCGCCGGCGACATCATCGAGGAGCGAGCCGATGGCGTGCGCTATCACGTGCCGCGACCCCCGCGTCAACAGCGATCCGAACGCTGACCCTTACGAGGACGATGGCGAGCCGTGGGACTGCGACCGGGGCTTTCCCGACGACGCGGAAGAGGGGGACGAGGATGGCGAGGTTTCGGAGCAAGCCGAAGGTTGTTGAGGCGTGGTGCAACGACGGCTCGGTCCCGCCCGACTGGATACAAGGACGAGGCTCCGGTCAGTCGGGTCACGCGATCGTGATAATGACCCTTGAAGGCGCGATGACTGCGGCACCCGGCGATTGGATCATCAAGGGCGTGAAGGGCGAGATTTACCCCTGCAAGCCCGACATCTTCGCGATGACCTATGAGCCCTTCGGGGACTGACCCTCGCGACCAGCTGCTGCTCGACATCGCCGACGACCGTGTCGCGGCGCATGAAGCGCTGTTCGCCGGCCCTCGCCACGGGCACAAGACGCCCCCCTTCCACGCCGAGCTGATTACCGACTGGCACGACGCCAGCCTCGCCTTCCTGTGCTGGATCGTGTTCCGCGGCGGCGGCAAGTCGACGATCGCCGAAGAGGGCACCGTCATCATGGGCGGGCTGCGCGAGTTCCATCACGCCTTCATCATCGGCGCCTCGCTCGACAAGGCATGCGAGCGGCTGCACGCGATCCGCCGCATCTTCGAGAAGAACGAGGCGGTCATCCACACCTTCGGCGACCTGCGCGGCCAGCCGTGGTCGGACGAGCGGCTCGAGCTCAACACCGGCCGCACCATCCAGGCCATGGGGCGAGGGCAGGCTATCCGCGGGACCAAGAACGAGGACTTCCGTCCAGACCTCATCATCGTCGACGACATCGAGGACGCGCAGAGCGTCTCGACACCCGATGGCCGCAAGAAGGTCAGCGACTGGTTCCATGACGAGCTGCTGCCATCCGGCGACGCCAATCTCCGCGTCAGGATGCTCGCCAACGACATGCACCCCGAGTGCATCGCCAACGAGCTCGACAAGCCCGGCAGCGGCTTCGTGGTGAAGCGCTACCCGATCGAGTATCCCGACCCGGTGACGGGCGAGCGGCGGGCCATGTGGGAGGACCGCTTCCCGCTGGCCGAGATCGACAAGCTCCAGAAGCGCTACTACAGCCAGGGCAAGGCCGGACTCTACAACTCGAATTACCTGTGCCGCAGCGAGCGCGCCGAGGACAAGCCGTTCCAGCGCCGGCAGTTCCGCTATGCCGGGGTCGACGGCTGCCCGCCGGTAGTCAGGACCTTCCACCCGGTGTTCGGCATGGTCGACCCGGCGCGCAGCGTGCGCGAGACCGCGGCGACCACTGGCTTCGCGGCGTGGTCCCGCATCGCGCAGCGCACCATCGTGTGGGAGAGCTGGGCCAAGCGCATGCTGCCCGACGACATCGTGACGTCGCTCTTCGAGTTCAACGACACCTACCATCCGGTGTGGATCGGCTTCGAGGAAGACGGCTTGAACGAGTGGGCGATGCAGCCGATCCGTCACGAGCAAGCCCGGCGCGGCGTGGCGCTGCCGCTGAAGGCGATGAAGGCGCCCAAGGGCAAGTTCGACTTCATCCGCGGCCTGCAATTCGGCTTCGCCGCCGGCGAGATCGTGTTCGCCAAATCGCTGCCGGACCTGGAGACGCAGCTCATCGGCTTCCCGTCCGGCTACATCGACGCGCCCAACGCTCTGGCCTATTCGCAGAAGCTCGGCGCCGGCGTGCCGATGTACGAGGACTTCACCATGGAGCACGCCGCCGAGGACCTGGCGCCGGTCGGCGGCCGCCCGATGTGGCTCTGCCTCAACGCCACCGGCGCCATGGTGACGGCGGTGCTGCTGCAGGCGGTCGACGGCGCGATCCGCGTCCATGCCGACTGGGTGCGCGAAGGGGAGCCCGCGGCGGTCGCGCTCGACATCGTGAAGGAGGCTAACCTTGAGGTGCCCCGCGGCGGCGCCCGGCTCGTCGCCGGGCCGCAGCATTTCGACCGATACTCAAATGTTGGTCTTGTGCAGGCTTGCCGTCGCCTCCCTGCCGAGGTCCAGCGCGGCGCCGTGCCGGAGGCTGGGCGCAATGAATGTCGCACTTTGCTCCGCAAGATGTCCCGAGGTATGCCCGCTTTCCTCGTATCCAGCCGGGCCCGTTGGACCCTGAACGGACTCGCCGGCGGCTATGCGCGCGCCTGGAGCAAGGCACAACTAATGGAGTACCCGGAGGACGGGACATACCGACTATTGTGTGAGGGGCTGGAAAGTTTCCTCGGAATGATGCACTCTGTCGGCGACGAGCTGGGCGATTCGAGGGCGAACGCCACCGCGGCCGACGGCCGGCGGTTCTTCTCGGCCCTGACGCACCGCCGACAGGAGGGTTGAATGAGCTTTTTCATCCGCTATCAGGTCGATGTCGGCTTTCTGCCGGACGGCGCGGGCGGCATGGGCGTTCCGACCGCGCAGGTGCTGACCTTCTTCGCCAGCCCGAGCAACCCCGGCGGGGCCACGCTCGGCAATGGCGGGATGGCGAACGCCTCGCCGGTTCCCGGCGGCAACGGCGCCAACCAGGCCAATTTCAACACCGCGGTCAACAACATGCTGACCGACATCGAAGCGCAGATCGCGGCCAACCTCGCGCGCATCCAGGCGTTCGCGACCGGCGGCGGCTGACGGCGTCATGGGCTGGCTCGCCGACAGCATCCTGCGGGTGCTGCGCGAGCGGCCCGGCGAGGTTGTGACTACGCCCGAGTTGATCGCCGCCATCTACGACAAAGACCCGGATGGCGGGCCGGAATATGCGGCGACTTGCATCAACGTGACGGTGCTCAAGATGCGCAAGAAGGGCGTCCGCATCGACACGATCATCGGATACCGGCTGCCATGAACCTGACCATCCTCGCCCTCCATGTCTGCCTCAACGCCAGCGCGCCGCAGCCGTGCAAGGAGGTCGACCTGATCCTCGATTTGCACATCGCTCGCGACTGCTTACTGGCAGGGCAGACCAAGGCGATCGACTGGCTCGACACGCATCCCGGCTACCGGCTCGACGGTTTCGAGTGCCACGCGCCGGGCGACCAGAAGGCGTGACGTGGCGAAGAAAACCGCCCGCGACGAGGACATTTCCAAGCGGCCGGCGATCCGCAAGAAGCTGCTGAAGCTCTTCGAGGACGTCGACAAGGGCTTCGACAATCAGCGCGAGCGCGCCGACGAGATCATGGACTGCTGGGACGCCTACAACTGCGTCCTCGGTCCCCGCCAGTTCTACAACGGCCGGAGCCAGCTTTACCTGCCGATCATCCGTGTCGCGGTCAACGCGCGCCGAACCCGCTTCGTCAACCAGATGTTCCCGCAGAACGGCCGCTATGTCGATGTGACCAGCGACGAGCCCGACCTGCCGCTCGAGCTGGTGGCGCTCATCGAGCACTACGTCGGCGACGCCAAGCTCAGGACGCAGGTGATGCCGGCGCTCTGCGTCAACGGCGACATCGAGGGCCAGTACAACGCCTACATCCACTGGGACAAGGTCGAGCGGCACGTCGTCTCGCGCGAGGAAAAGCCGGTGGTGGTGGGCGGCGCCGAGACGCCCGAGGCCGGCATGATCGAGACCATGGTCGAGGAGACCATCGAGGATGCCGGCGCGACGATGGAGGTGCTGCACGACGCCGACGTGCTGGTGCTGCCGGCCACGGTCGACAATGCCGTCCAGGCCCTCGAGGTCGGCGGGAGCCACACCATCGCGCGCCGCTGGAGCAAGACGGCCATCGAGACGGCGATCGACGAGGGCGACATCCTCGAGGAGGAAGGCGACGAGCTGATCGAGGCGATGGACAAGGTAAAGGACGGCAACGACCTCAAGGACCCGCGCAAGTCGCTCGCTTCGGCCGCCGGCATCAAGATCGAGGGCGACAGCAAGATCGCCGTGGTCTACGAGACCTGGGTCAAGCTCAAGGTCGACGGCAAGCGCCGCATTTGCCGCGCCTACTACGCCGGGCAGAAGCGGATCTTGGGATGCAAGCTCAATCCCTACTGGTGCGATATGACGCCGCTGTTGTCGGCGCCGGTCGAGAAGGTGGCGGGCGTGTTCAAGGGCCGGTCGCTGGTGAAGCCGGGCGTGCTGGACCTTCAGGTCGACGCCAACGACGCGCTCAACCAGGCCGCCGACAACCGCCCCTATCACATGGCGCCGGTGACCGCCGTCGACCCCGAGATGGTCGGGCGCTGGGAATCGCTCGTGCTCGACATCGGCGCGGTGTGGCCGGTCGGCCCCGAAGGGGTCAAGGTGCTGGAGTTCCCCGACGTGACGCCGTCGGCGCTCGCGGCGATCGCGGCCAACAAGGCACAGATATTCGAAGCGCTCGGCGTCAACCCGTCGATGCTGCCGCAGCAGACCGGCAAGCCCGGCGCCAAGCGCAACCAGGCCGAGATCGCCTTGGAGCAGCAGGTCGACGTGCTGACCACCGCCGACGCGGTGACCAACATCGAGGGCGAGATCCTGACGCCCTATGTCAGGCGGGCACTGGACTACGACCACCAGTTCCGCACCAAGGACATCCGCGTCAAGATGTTCGGGCAGATGGGCCAGCGTGCGTCGATGCAGCTGGTGAAGCCGACGCAGGAGCACCGGCGCTACGAACTGGCATGGCGCGGCGTCGAGGCGGCGCGCAACGCGGCGCAGATACAGCAGCAGATCGCGTTCTTCGGCGTGCTTCAGAAGATGCCGCCGCAGCTCTATGCCGGCTACCGCTTGAACGCGGTGCCGATGCTCACCCGCGCGGTCGAGAACGTGTTCGGAGCCTCACTCGGAGCGCTCGTTTTCGAGAACGTGAGCGAGCTCTACCGCGTCGACCCGCAAGAAGAAAACGGGATGCTCATGCAGGGTTTCCCGGTCAAGACCAACCCGCTCGACGACGACCCGAAGCACATGCAAGAGCACATGGCGATGCTCCAGTCGCTGCAGCCCGGGTCGCCCGAGGAGAAGCTGACGCGCGACCACATCCAGCACCACCAGCAGGCGATGCAGATCAAAGCGATCATGGCGATGAACGGGCCGGGCGGTAACCCGGGAGGCGGCGGGCGCGGGCCGCAGCCGGGCGCGCAGCCGGCGGGTCCGCGCGGCGGCGGCAAGGGACCGCCCGGCATGATTCACCAGGACCGCCTGCCGGCGGCCGGCGCCCTGACCATGCCGAGGAAGACATGACCGGCTGGGACATCGTCAAGGTGCCGACCGGCCGCATCCACGTCATGCCGCTCGACGACCTACGCCCGCACGTCGCCAGCGACACCTGCTGGTGCCACCCGAGCGAGGATGACGAGGAGCCGATCAACGAGCAGCTCCTCATCCACCACGCGCTCGACCGGCGCGAGGATTTCGAGAACGGCAAGGTGCGTCTTTCGTGAACATCGTCCACGACAAGCCGCCGAATTGGGACGAGCTGGTCGCCGCGTTCCCCCGAGCCGCCGAGCTGTCACGGCTCTATTGCGCATGGGGCGACCGCATCTACAGCATCGCCGGCGACACGCCGCCGCCCGAGATCATGGCGCACGAGTACGTGCATTGCGCTCGGCAGAAGGACGACGTGCGCGGCTGGTGGCGGCGCTACATCGACGATCCCGTCTTCCGGCTCAAGGAGGAGGTCCAGGCGCACAAGGCCGAGTTCGCCCGCATCGCGCTCGGCGTCAGGGACCGGAACCGGCGCGCGCGGCTGCTCAGCGTGACGGCAACGCGGCTCGCGGCGCCGCTCTACGGCGGCGTGATTAGTTACCAGGATGCGCTGTGTCTGCTGAGGGCTTAGGCAGTTCCAGCACAAGCCGCATCATCAGGTCATAGGCCGCTCGACGCGTAGACGGAGGGCGATTTTCGTCCTTTGCCGCCGCCATAAGAGCGTCGATGGCGTCTCGTTTGTTTTTCATCGTTCTAAAATTGTAAAGTGTGAAACATATTACTGGTAGGTTCCCGGCTTGACAACCTACCAGATGTTGATGCAGGCTTGCCGCATTCGCCCGCCCCACGTCACGGGGCAACCCGACTGATCCCCCGTAAGGGGATGGAGGACCGCATGGCATCCGACCGGCAGCCGACTGACGCCGAGGAGACGGAAGAGACCGTCGAGACCGAGCAGCAGGAGGAGGCCGAAAGCGGGGAGGTCGAGACCGAGGAAACCGCGGAAGCGGAAACCGAGGAGGAGACCGAGGCCGAGGCGGAAGGCGAGACCGAGGACGAGGTCGAGGAGGAGCCCCGACCGTCCCGCGGCAATCGCCAGTTCGGCGCCCTCCGAGCCGAAAATCGAGAGCTTCGCGAGAGACTTGATCGCCTGGAGCGCGGCGGGAGCCAGCGCCCCGATCCCAACGCCGAGGCCGAGCGCCAGCGTCGGGAGCAGCAGGAGGAGGAGAACATCCTTCTCAGCGGCGACGTCGGGAAGATCGCGAAATTTTACTCGGATCGCTCGGCGCGCCAAGCGCAGGCGCAGATCACCCAGGTGGTGAGCCATGTGGTTGATCGGGGCGACAAGCAGGATTTCCGGGCGCTGTGCGCCGAGAACCCCGCCGTGGCAGCGATCGCGGCGGATGTCGAGAAGCAGCTGGTGATCTCGCGCTCGCAGGGCTTGAACCCGACGCGGGAGGCGCTGGCGAAGTACATGCTCGGCGAGCGGCTGCTCAGTCGGGCGAAGGGAGCGAAGACACGGCAGGAGAAGCGCGCGGGCGTCGAGCGCCAGCGCCAGCAGGCCCGGCCGGGGACTTCGCGGAGCGACGTGACTTCGAGTGGGCGGCGCACGCGCGACACCCACGCGGATCGAGGCAAGCGCCTCGACGATTCGGGACTGCTCTGACGGACGGGCCATCGCCCCTCCGTCGCTGATGGAGGGTTAGACGATGGCCGGTGGTATCAATACCGCCAACCAATTCCAGGCGGACGTTCAGCAGTACATCGCCGACGAGACCTTGCCGCTGGCGCGCCGCCAGCTGGTGGCCTACCAGGCGGGCGAGCCGCTGACCCTGCCGAAGGGCATGGGCACGACCTATACCGCCACCCGGTTCCAGCGCATCCCGCTGCCGCAGTATCCCCTGGCCGAGGGCGTGCCGCCTCCCGGCGAGACCATGACCATCCAGCAGGTCACGGGCGTCGCGCAGCAATGGGGCGACGCGGTCAAGATCACCGACCAGGCCGAGATCCAGACCAAGCATCCGCTCTTCAAGATGGCGATGAACCTGGTCGGGCTGCAGATCGCCGAGACCTTCGAGCGCAATACCTTCAACACGCTGATGGCGATGACGCAGGTCAACTACGTCAACAGCCGCGGCTCTCGAGGTGCGCTGGTCGCCGGCGACGTGCTCGACACCACGACGGTGCTCCGCACCTCGGCCGCTCTCCAGACCATCGGCGCGCCGCGCTTCATGGGCGACGAGCAGACCGACACCAAGCTCTCGGCGGAATCCGGCGGCGCGCGCGCCGACGACAGCCCGCGCGGCATGCCGCACTACATCGGCATCTGCCACACCCAGGTCGTCGCCGACTGGTCGCAGAACTCGACCGTGGTCCTGTCGCGCAGCTACAGCGCGGCCAACCGGCTCTACAACTACGAGATCGGCGAATGGGGCGGCACGCGCTGGCTCGCCAGCAACATGGTGCCGACCTTCACCGGCTTCGCCAACAATTCAAACGGCGCGGCCTACGCGCCGCAGGCCGGCGGCGGCACCTTCGCCAACAACAACTATTTCGTCATCATCACCGGGTCGGACACGCAGAACCAGTACGAGAGCCAGATTTACGCGGTCTCGGGTGCGCAGGCGATCGTCGCCAACGGCTCGATCAAGGTGACGACGCCCAACGTCCAGGGCTTCACCTACAACATCTACATCGGCACGACGAATACGCCGACCAACCTTGGCCTCACGGTCTCGGGTCCGACCACGGGCCCGGCGCAGGGGCAGGCGGTGCAGCTGCCGCCCGCGACGTCGATCACCATCACCGGCATCGGCATGTTCCAGACGCCGCCGGCGGCGCCCGCCTCGGGCATCACGGTCTATCCGAACTTCGTGATCGGCCGCGGGCTCTTCGGGCAGATCGTGCTCGACAACGTCAAGTACGCCTACCTCAAGGATCCGGACAAGTTCGACTACATGAATCAGCTCCGCATCGTCAGCTGGAAGGCCTACTACGGCTCGATCATCGAGAACCAGAATTTCGGCGCGCGGATCGAGTGCACCTCGGCCTTCAGCCCGACCTTCGGCTGATAGCTGATGGCGGGGCACTTCACGCTCTCCGCCCGCTTCGGGGTGATGCGGGATGGTGACACGGTCTCGGTCGAGACCTCGGTCACCATCCCGCACCCGCTCGGCGACGAGCAGCTGAAGAACGCCTTCGTCGAGATCGCGCGCAACGCCTATCCGCGCCTGTGGGACGCGGTTAAGCCCAAGGAGAACAGCTGATGGCCGTGACCCATGGCGGGACGAACGCCAACAACAGCCTGACCTCGCTCGCCTTCTCCGGCGGCGCCGACATGCTGGACGCCGACCTCGCGACCATCCGGCAGAACATCAAGGACGACCTGCTCGGCGCCTTCGGCAACGTGTGGCCCGACGCCTTCTCCCGCCAGGGTCTGCTCTATGTGCCGAATCGCGGGGTGCTGAAGGTGCTGCCCGGCGACGTCGTCATGGTCGACACCAATTCCGGCTGGCCGATCCTGGTCAGCGCCAACGTCCTCAACCGGGGCGGAACGCCCTGGCACAACGCTTAATCCACCTGAGCGGAGAGCAAAACAATGACCACCGCCGACAAGAAGGCCGCGCCCGCAAGGCCGGCCGAGACCATCGACCCGGACGACGTCCAGCTCACGGCCGAGGACATGGAGCGCATCCGTGCCAAGGCGCGGGCCAAGGTCTCCAAAGAGCGCCGGGAGGCGCTCGAAGCCCAGGCGCTCGCCAAAGAGATCGAGGCCCTCCGCGGCAAGGAAGGCTTGCGCACCGGGAACCCGGAAGAGGACGAGCTTGTCGACCTCACCATCGACTGCGGCGACAGCGCCGACCGCATCGTCATCAACGGCCGCGCCTATTTCGTCGGGCAGACCTACACGGTGCCGAAGCACATGGCGCGCTCTCTGATGGAGATCATGCACCGGACGCAGCTGCATGAGCACTCGATCACCGACAAGCCGCTCGCCGACTTCTACCGGCGCAAGCGCAACACGGCGCTCTCGCGCACCGGAGCGGTCAACGCGCCGCGCAGCGTCGCCGAGGATCTCGCCAAGGCGGGAGCGGCGTGATGGGCAAGGTCACCAGTCTCAAGGCCGCCAATGACGCGCCGGCCGCCGTCGCCGACGACACGCTGCCGCCCTTCGACATCGGCATCGTGATGAACCTGTCGGGCGAGCGCCAGATCACCGTGCGCTCTCCCGTGACCGAGCCGATCAGCAAGGCCGAGGCCGACCGCCGCATGGACGGCCTGGTCCGCGTCGCCGAGCGGCAGCGCTCGCTCTACGAGCTCCGGTTCCTGACCGAGCAGCTCGAGGACAAGACCGCGGCGCTCGAGGGCGTGTGGAAGAAGCGCCAGGCCGAGGCCGAGGCGAAGCACAAGGAAGCGCTGGCTGAGCTCGAGCGCGAGACCACGCAGGCCATGGCGAAGCGCGAGCAGCTGCAGCAGCGGGTGGCGCGGCAGTGGCGCGACCGCGGCAAGCAGGGCGACCCGGTGCTCCAGGGTGCCGACAAGTCGACCGACCAGGGACTCGCTCGAGACATCGAGGCCAAGGGCGACCGGGTCAAGAAGCTGGAGGCCGAGCACCTCCAGCACATGCAGACGATCACCGGCAATGTCGAGAAGCTGACCGAGGAGATTGCGGCCATCGGTCGCCTCATCGCGAAGCACCGGGAGATCGTGGGGTGATGGCAAATGGCGCTGAGCAGCCAGCAGATCATCGCACTGGCCTGTCAGACGGCAAAGGTGCCGGGCTTCACCGCCCAGGCCGGCCAGCTGCTCAACGCCATCCTGTCGGAGCTGTGCGAGACCTACGACTGGGAAGCGACCAAGTACTCGTTTAAAGGGGTCTTGAACCCAGGCGTCCAGGACATCACCGACCCCAACATCGTCGAAGGGCAGGGGCCCAATCCGCTTCCGGCGACCTATCTGCGCATGGTCCCCAAGACCTTCGTCTACCTGTTCAACGGGGTGCCGTACCCGCTGATCAACTGGGACGATGCCGATTTCGACCAGCAGGTGCAGCAGGTCGGGATCGCCAGCCTCGCGCGCAGCTACATCACCGACCTCAGCGTGCCAGGCGCGCCGGTGTTCTTCATCTACCCGCCGACCAACGGGGCATATCCCTATCGCGGCCGCTGCCACGTGCGCATGCCCGACATCGGCAGCGGCACGGTGTCGCCCACCGGCTGGGACAGCGGCAAGAACCCGCCCGAGACCAGCCCCGTCGTCCCCTGGTTCCCCAACACGACCTATCTCCAGACGCGGCTTGCCGGCGAGCTGATGAAGATCACCGGCGACCAGCGCTGGGAGCGCTTCCTCGGCAAGAACCGCGACGGCACCGACGCCCAGGACATCCTCGACCAGCTCCTCGAGATGGTCGACGACAAGCAGAGCCGTGCGCAGAAAATCACGCTC